GTGCAAGTCCTCCCAGACTCGTTCGTACTCCAGGCCCCGCGCCTAGATCCAAGTGCAGCACAGAAATCATGAAGCGTTCCCCCCGCTTCCCTCATCTCCCATGCTGGGCTCCTCTTGGGCCTGCTGCCCGTCGGCTTGCGCGCTTCCGGCGGGCGGGAGGATGACGGGCGGGGTCTCGGGCTGCTCGGGTGCTTCCCGGCCCAGGAACTTCGCGACCTCTTCGGCATTGTTGAGGGCGTCGGCGAGGAGGCGGGCTTCCTCGAAGGAGCGGGCGTCGATCCGTCGGATCTCGTCTTCGGCGTCCTCGATGGGCCAGCCGATCTCCTGAAGGCGGCGGATCGCGGTCTCCAGGCTGATGACACCGGCGGTGCGGGCCTTGGTGACTTCCTCGAGGACGGCGGCCTTGTCGGTGGGGGTGTAGGCGCCGCGGGTGAGCTTGGCGGGCAGTACCGGCAGGCCGATCCAGTCGGGGTGCTGCCCGGCCTGGAACAGGCGTTGGACGAACTTGGGGAGGAGCCGGTCGGCGTGGTCGCGGGCGAGCCGCATGCTGGAGATGAGGGAGTCGAGCGGGCCGAGGGCGAGTTCGAGCTGGTAGCCGGAGTCGAACTGGGCGGGGTCGGCGGTGCCGAGGGCGACGGCGGGGATACGGGCGGTGGTGGCGGCCCGGTCTTTGAGGTCGTGGACGTGGTTGCGGAGTTCGGCGAGGTTGCCGCTGGTCTCCACGGATGTGATGGAGCCGCCTTCTCCGAGGGTGAAGACCATGCCAGGGCCGGCCGCGTACTGCTGTTGGGCGGTGACGGCTTTCCCGGAGATGGCGAGGATCGGGGATCCGGTGGTGGCGGACGCTTTGCTGGAGTCGGTGTCGCTGGAGGACAGTTCGTCGAACACCTGCAACACCTTGGCGAGGCTGCTCTGTCCCCAGTGCTCGCCGGGTTCCGGGACCGTGTTCGGAACGTGAATGACCGGAATGAAGTCCTGGTACAGGTCCAGGCGGTCCAGGATCTCGCCCTGCCCGTTGGTGGCGAACTGCGCCTTGCCCATCGGCAGGGAGTCGACGTCGACCGGCGCCTTGAGGTCGCCCAGCTCCCATATGGCGTCGGTGAGATAGACGGTCTTGTAGGAGGGCCGTTCGGACCACGGGTAGAGGCGGGTGATGGCCCCGTTGGGGTCGAGTGTGTCACCGCGGCCGAGGACGGGCTGGGAAGCCTGGTCGTCGGCCGCTTCGGACATAACGGGGGCACGCAAGGGCCGTCCGGTGCGGTCGACGCCGTTCGCGGTCTGGGGGCGGATCCAGTCCAGGTGGTAGGTGATGCGGCGCAGTCGGGCGGGGAGCCGGCGGGCCTTGTCCTCGGGGAGTTCCCACGCGAAGTGGATCCGGTCGGGGTAGTCGGAGCCGTCGGAGTCCTCGTCGATGATCGGGAAGTAGAAGCCGGGGTCGAAGGTCTTGATGCGGACGCGCTGCTTGTCGGCGTCCCAGTGCAGCAGGTAGACGCCGTCGCCGAGGGAGACGGCTTTGCGTTCCGTCTGGAGGAGCCGCATGGGGAGGAGTTCCTCGTCGGCCCACTCCCGCAGCAGGGTCTGTACGCGTTCGGCGGTGGCGGCCTCGGGGTCGGCGTTGTCCTGGCCGGCGTGTTCGGCGCCGGGCACAGTGATGGTCTGCTCTTCGCCGAGGACGTAGGAGGTGATCGTGTCGACGAACATCGACGGATCACCGAACTCGCGGCGTTCGCGGGCTTCGTCGCCGTCCCGGAAGGAGGCGAGTTCCGCGGCCTGGTTCTGGTCGTAGGCGGTGAGGAGCTTGTACGCGGCGAGGCGCCGTTCGTCGGCGGCCGGCACCCAGGTGGCGTGGGCTTCGGGGAAGGCCCTGCGGTTGGGCATGCCGAGGTGGTCGCTGTAGAGGGGTTTGTAGTTGTATGTGGACCAGCGGTCGATGATTGCGGCCCTGGCGCGGGACATGAGGCCCACCGCTGCTCCTCCACTACTTCAGACGTTCCCGCCGTGGCGGGCCCCGCGCCTAAAGATCAGGGTACGGGCGCGGAGCCCAGTTGTTGCCCATGCCCAGGCCTGTTGGGCATCACCGACGTCCGCGGAGTCGTTGGTCGGTGTAGTGCTGCGTACCAAGGCCGGTGGACGCGGCGTCGGCGAGCTCGGTGAGGGCATGCACGGCGGCGTCCATGCGGTCGGGAGAATCCATCCCGGGCAGCCATGTGACCATTTGCCGTTCGAGGGTGTCGAACTCACCCACGTGGTGGACGCGGCCCTGCTCATACAGCTGGGCGATGGGCTCTGCGCGGAGCCGTTTGCCTTGCTTGGCGTTCACTTCGATGATCCGCGGCATGGGCCGGCCCTGGGTGCGTCCGGTTCGCTCGAGTTCCTGCCAGGCCTGGATGACGACTTGGCGGGTCATGTCCCCGCCGAAGTTCGTCTCAACGACGAAGGCGTCCGCGTCTGCGTCGATGGCGAGGAGGCATGCTTCGGTGCCCCAGGCGTTGGCGCCATGCCGGCCAGATCGGTCGGCAAAGAGGTAGGACTCGCCTGCGCTGTCCCGGCCAGCACCGATGATGCCGGTTTCGTCGTTGGCACTGCCCGACCCGCCGGACGGGTCGATGGCAACGAGGCTGCGGGTGAGGTCGACGCCGCGGAACGCCGCAGCACTGATGCGGTTGGCGGTAATCCATGACCACTGCCAGACACCGCCCTCAAGCGGTCTTGGCTGCTGCTGGTAGAGGGCCCACCAGACCCGCTCGCCTACGGATTTCCGGATGCGGGCGTAGTCGTCTTCGTTGTACCGCTCCGGCCACAAGGCTTGGCCGGGCTGGCGTCCGAGGGGGTCGTCGTCGGTGAGGGCGATGGCTGGGAGGTCGATGACGATCCAGTCCTCAGGTTCCTCTTTGAGGAGCCGGCCGGAGAGGTCGTCGTCGTCCCAGCGGGTGTTCACCAGCAGAACGGAGCCTTGGGGCTCGAGGCGGGTCAGGAGGACGGACTGCCACCAGTCCCAGACCCGGTCGCGCTGGGTGGGGGAACCTGCGTCCTCGGATCCTTTGAAGGGGTCGTCCACGCAGGCTACGTGCGCGCCGCGGCCGGTCAAGGGGCCGCCGACGCCTGCGGTGACCATGCCGCCTTCGTGGCCGTCGATGTCGAACCGGTTGGCCGCCTGGGAGCCGTACTTGAGTTCGATGCCGAGGGTGGGGGCGTGTTCGGTGATGGTGTTGCGGATCCACCGGCCGTGGTCGTCGGCGAGGTGGGCGGCGTAGGAGGCGAGCATGAACCGGTGGTCGGGCTGGCGGCGCAGGTACCAGGTGGGTCCCCAGCGTGAGGTGCGCCTGGACTTCCCTGCTCGTGGGGGCATGGTGACCATGGCGCGGATGCGTTCGCCGGCGGCGATGCGCTGGTAGATGCGGTCGATGATGTCGAGGTGTCGGGCCTGCATCTCTTTGCCGTGGGTGAGGACGGCGGCGAGCGCTCCTGGGGAGCGGTCCATGGCCATTTCGCGTTCGACGGCGGCAAGCTGGGCGCGTAGGTAGGAGCTGGCTGCCCGGAGGATGTCGAGGCGCTGCGGTTTTGGGAGGCCACGGTATTCGTCGAGCAGGGCTTGGGCGGTGTTCACCGGCTGTCGGGTTCCTCGAGGTTTTGCTGGCCTTCCTCGTCGGTGTCGGGCTGCGGGGTGGAGGTGCTGGTGCCGGCCTTCATGATGCGTTCCAGCTCGGTGAGGGAGGCGGGTGCCATGGTGAGGGGTCCGCCGTTGGCTCCGGTGAGTTCGGCCTTGAAGACGGCTTCCCATCCGTTGACCTTGGCTTGCCGCTCCAGGGTCTTGTGGACGATGTCGGCGGCCTTGTAGTCGGGGCCGTTCTCGTCGTTGCGGATGGCGAGGGGGAGGTAGGTGTCGAGGAGGGCTTCGAAGATGACGTTCTGTTCTTCGCGGTAGTCGGCGACTTCGGCTTCGGTGGCTTTCCGTCGGGCGGTGACGGCGCGGTAGAAGTCTTTGCGGGCAGCTTCGGGGGATGAGTAGCCGAGGGCGAGGATTTCGGGGCTGTCGTAGGGGGTGCGTGTGCGGCGTAGTCGGATGAGGGCTGCGCGGCGTTCTGCGACTTCGGCTTTGCCTGCCTTGTTGACGTTCATGGGCGGTGGGGCTCCCGCTCGCGTGTGTGGTTGTTGGGGCCCCGCGCCTTGTATGGATGATCGCCGATTTTCGGTGTTGTGTTCCCCCTGGGCCTGGACGTGGGGCGGCCCCACTGCTCTGGGGGGGTGAGAGCGGTGGGGCCGTCCTGGTGCTCGGGAGCCCTGGGGGTGGGTGCCCTCGAGCGGGTCTGTGGTGCTGCTGCCCTGGTGGGGTGGATATATGCACGGCCCGTTCCTGGGGTAGGGCGCGGGGACACCGGTACCGGTAGGTCCGGGCCGTGCTGTATCTGAGTGTGGGGCATGAGAGCGCGTTTGTCTGAGACGCCTTCCCCTAGAGCTACTTGGGCAGCTGGTTGCGGGTGTTCGCGATGATGCCGTAGGTGGTGGTGTTCACCTGTCGCTGGTCCTGGATGACGGTGCCGGTGTAGTGCTGGTGGATCTCGGCGGGGGCGGCTTCGACGGTTTCCTTGACGCGCTTGACCAGTCGGGACAGGGCGAGGATCGGGACGGCAAGTCCGATGGGGGCGGCACAGGCGAGTCCGATGACGGTGGGGTCGGCGTGGCCGGATGCCCACAGGACGCCGGTGGCGGCTGCTCCGAGGGGGAGGGAGGCGAGGCCGGCGGAGAGGATGAGGGCGCTGGTGTCGGTGGCGCGCTGGGACATGGGCGGGCGGCCAGGCTGGGGTA